GTCCTCCTTATGATTCGCCTGCCAATCTAAGCTGCCTTCTCGTGGCCAGTTGTAGTGCTTTAAAGCTATACCAGAGAACACCTCTTTAGGGTTTTTCGAATACAGCGCCTGACTGAACGGAGCATCTTCTTCGTATTTAAGATCCGGGATCCTTATATCACCCAAAAAAGCGCGCCGGATAAACTTTACGGCGCCGACAAATTCATGTTTACTCTCTTCGTCTAGATGCCAGATCTCCCCGCCATTTATCTCTAAATCAAAATAAACTAAGTCATTTTTGCCGTCTAGATATGGGCGGAATTTATCGAAGCCAGTTGTATAGAAGTCGTCACTAGAGAGAGATACGATGTACTCACCCTCAGCTTCATCGAAGCCGGTATTCATTGCGTGTGCTATCCCGCAATTATACCTGCTCGAAATTAGCTTGATCCTGCAGATATGATCGTTTTTTTCTAGCCAGTTAGCCATCAGTTGTAGCGAATTATCAGTGGACCCGTCATTGATCAAAATAACCTCTATATCCGGGCCCAGCGGTACGCTATCCAAGGCCTTCATGACCAGATCTTCTTGGTTATAAACCGGTATTATGACACTGATCAGTGGCATTATTTAAGCCCTGCCAGTGTTACTATTAGAGCTATAATACCGCAAGCCGCCGCTTCGATCGTCATTCCGAAGCAAAACAAAACTGCTGCGCCTAGGCCTAATAACATTATTAAAACTACTGGAATATCTTTTATCATTCTTCTGTCACCCCTTTTAGATCGTTTATTAAACCTTCTATTTCATCATCAGATTTTTGTGTAATACTGTCAGTGATAGAATCACAGTCAGCAGTTTTATCGGCCGTTAAACAGGCCGCTTGCGAAGCGTTCTGCACTCTTGTTTCGGCCCCACTTTTGCCGGCAGCTGCTCCGATAATACCGGCCCCGCCGGATAGCAAGCCAGCTCCGAGCAACGCCCCTATGATCTTTACATATAAGCTATTAAGCATACGCTCCCTTCCATAAGATTTAGCCGTCTATAACCGCGACGTGAGCGTAGTTTTGTTACCCTCATTATACCACGCTCAAGTATTTCAGTCATAGTTGTGCCACCGTTATTACCGCCACGACCACGAAGAACGCCACGGTTGCTAGTATTAAAAGAAACGAATCCACAACTTCGCTCATTCTTCACCTCCGAAAAGCAAGTCTAGTAGTCTTATCGGCTCTTTTCTAGATTTGATATTTAGCTTCACATTCACAGTTTGCCAATTTCCGCCAGTTGGCATATCTCGTATTTCCCAACCTAAAATTTCTGTGTCTAAATCTTTCAATCTCTGCCAAGCCTTGAGCTTACGGACGGCAAGCTCGGCTTCTTCTTTGGTTTCAAACTTTAGACCGAGTTCTTCCAACCATTGCTCATATCTTTTATCTTCTTCATTGTTCTTATAAGGTAAAGACCTAATTTCATGTAATATCGTGTCTATAATCCAATAATCTTTCGGTTCTTCGTAATCTTTCCACTCCTCGTTGAGTTCGGCGAGAGAGTGATACTCCCAATAATGACCTCTAATATCAGTCTCTTCAAATACACCGTATTTAGCAGGGCTAACATTCATATCGCAATGTAGTTTGCCTATCTCCCCAGTTTTCTTATTCTTGAGTTTCATTTTCTAGCCCTCTCCCGAATAGCTTTTATCGCATAAGCCACTAGAGCGAATGGCGCAACAATTACGAATAGTCCTAGCGATATGACTGCGATAATATCTACCACTAGACCTACCGTTGCTCCAATCAATGTGAACATTACTTCTTTTCTCCTTCCATTACTTTTTCAATGACCTCAATGTCTGCTCCCTGCTTGGCTTCTTTTTCAATCGCTTTTTCTTCGTCCGTTTTTACGTTTCGGATCTTAGAATAGCTCTCGTAAGCTAGATCCATCGCTTCCTTGAGTCTTTTGTAGTCCGGCCGAGGCAAGTCCTTTATCAGCTCGACCACTGTATTGAAGCGTTCTTCTACAGTGTCCTCAATTTCAGTTTTCTTTTTCTTAAATAACATTTTTGATCCTCTTTAGAATAGACTCTTTTTTGGGCGCCGACTTCTTTTTCGCGGGGCCTCTTTTAGATATCTTGCCGCCTTTAGCGCCTGCGATGCGCGCTAACTCATGGTTAGCAGCAAAACCGCCTGTATGGCCATTTTTACCACCTTTACGGCCTATCCTTTTGAAGAAGTCATCTCCGTGCCTTGCTTTATTAGTTGCGGCCGCTTTTTTTCCACCCGCCTTAGTGCCTGCCATTTTTTACCTCCTTTTTTACGATAATTTTTTCAATATGACCAAATTGTTTTACCTCGATTTTCATATCTCCTCCTTTTACTTCTTATTTTTACGTTATTTTTTAGCTATCTCTCTCGTATACCTCCTTCCTTTATGTGATCGTCGATTATCGCTTTAGCTTCATCAAATCCTACAGCGAATTCGGCCCGGTAACCGCGTTCGGTTAATTTCGATAACATATCAGCCTGTTCAGCAATATGATCGTTGTACCACTCGCCGTTCTTCTTCTTTAGCCTGGTGCCTTCTTTTTTCAACTCCAGGAACAGTCCGCACCGGAACTCTGGCTTAGTAGGTAAGTGCTCGATCCCCGGCTCGGCGATAAACATATCCGGCCAACCGCGAATACCGCCGTTCTGGCGCTTTTGCTTGATCGCCTGGCCTTTTGTCATTTTGATGCCGGATCCGAAGTCACTATGGAACAACACGTCCGGGTACTGGAGGCGCAGGTAACTAGCGACTACAGTCTGCAAGTGTGCCTCATTATTTTTGCTAGTAATCCCCACGCCACGCCTCCAATCTCTCCGCTATAAAGTCCGCGGAGTCTTGCTTTTTTACCTTGGCGAGATCGGCCGCTTCAGTGGCCAATTCGCTTAAACAGTCTGCTATACAAAACTCTAAAATTTTAAGCTCATCGCTAGTAGGCTTGATATCGTCATCTTGCGCTAAAATATCGTCACAAAGCTCAGCGGCCAAGCCGTCGATAGCTTCCTCGATATCCATATTCATGTCGATGGCATAATCTGCTAATTTTTCAGTCAGCGTCATTTTTAAAACCCTTTCCTTGATCGAGTTTGTCTCCCAACCCGTTGTTAATTAAGTATTCGCGTAATTCGGCCGCCATTGTTAGCACCCAATTTAGGCCGGTTTGTAGTGTGTTCTTGTCTAGATAAGCTACCGAGACAGTTATGTGGCCATCATCTGATTTATGCAAGTGCTGGTTAAAACAGTGGTATTCGAATCGCTTGATGCTCGGATATAAGATCTGATAAACTTCATGCTGTTTAGAATTTAGGTATTCTCCGGCCGGCGTTTTGCCGGTTTTGTAGTCGATCGCGACATCACCGTCTAGAACATCTAGCACTCCGGAGAGATAGCACCAATCGTTAATTTTTCGAACCTTTTTCGTCGACAACTCTAGTTTCGGAGACTTCAGCTTACGGCCGCCAAAACAGTTTGGCAGGCGGCCAGTGTGCTTAGTTTCACGCTCCCAGGTAGCATGTTTTTTCTTGCCGAATTCCATAGCTTCGGTGGTTTCGATATCTACACCGGCATATGGAGCAACAGCGCGATCTACATCACCTTTAGCCCAGGCGTTTAGGATCGAATAGCTAACACGAATTGGCCCATATCCATCACTAGTCATGATCGACCTCGCTAATTCTTATCGTCTTTTTGCGCTTGATCTCGGCAATACCTTTAGGCAGTCGATAATTTTGCGCTTTATAATCTTCGATCGCTTTAGTATTCAAGCTCCAGACAGTTTTCTTTTGCCAGAACTTTTCGCGGCGGAATTTGATATCTCCAGTGTCTCTAAATTTAGGGCCGGAGGCCGAGTAATTGACCCTAATTTTCGAACCCTTTAGGCCGGTGAAGTTAGGGTTAAAAGCGACCGCTTGTCGCTCGATCTCGGCTTTTAAGTAGTCAATCGCGCCGTCAACTTCGCGCTGGATCTCCAGCAAGCGCACGATCGCGTCCTCAGCCTTAGGGTTAAACACCAATCCGGCCCCATCTTTTTCGAGCTGCAATAGCTCGGCTGCATTGACTTTGATGATCATATCGCCGCTATTCGCCATATTCTTGCTCCAATTCTTCGGCCAGCTTGGCCGCCTCGTTAGCGATCTCTTCTTCTTGTTCTTCGGTGAGCTCCGGTTTACGCAGAGGGTTGTCGGCATATTCGCCATCTACAACCTGATCTTCGGCCAGGGCCTTTTGTAATTGAGTATTGAGCGGCCCGTACTTAGAGATCAGAAGCTTTAGAACAGTCTTTTTAGACATGCCATCGAAGTCATCTTTCCATAGTCCGGTACCATATTTTGCGTAGTTTTTCGAGTATTTTTTTGCGTGGGCCTCGCACTTTTCCTTCGTCCAGTAGAAGGTCTTTTCGAAGCCATTAAGTAGCCTAAAATAAGCAACATAGCCAACGACCGGTTTTTTATCTCTCTCCACCTCATCATCTATCCAATTAAACTCTATTTCGCCGGTCAATCTGTTCTGTTCTACAACCTCGCCGTCGCGAACATCGGTCGCGTTTATTGTTTTGTAGAACCCTGACCTCTGTGCTAACTGGATAAACCCCTTATATCCCATCTGGAACTGGCAGCTAGTTTTACCTTCGCGGCCATTTTTGTATGGAATTAAGTAAGCGAATCCTAAGTTAGAATTGACCGGCAGATCTAATGACGCAGCTGTCAGAGCAGCTGTGACGACGCTTGACGGATCGCAGCTAGCAAGGTTTTTGTCGCTATTGGCGGCCGACACCAAGCTAGTCACGAATTGTGGCGCTCTTTTACCTAGAAGATCGTTCAATCTCTCAGAGACTGCATCTTGTTTTACATATTGTGCAATAGTTAGTTTATTGTTTGCCATATTCCCTCATTTCTGCCCACAGTTTGCGGAAGAACCCG